CTGGTTTAATCTCCCCCCAAAACGATTCGAGAAGCCATGAAAACGACTGAGAAGCCCTCAGAAGGTCACCAAACGCCCGTAGAAGCCCTCAATAGCCCTGAATCGGTTTTGGGTAGGGACGCAGACCTACAAATCCCGCTAATCGGCGTACAAACCCCACGAATTCACACCCCATTGAACGATTTACCCTCACGCGGGCATGAATTGATCGACTTGGCGGCTGACTTGAAGATCGATCTCATGGAATGGCAGAAATTTGCGCTGATCAATACCCACAAAATTAAGCCTGACGGACGCTGGGCGTCGCCCGTGAATTGTGTAGTCGTGGCACGCCAAAACGGAAAGTCGTTTTTGCAGCTGATCAGAATTTTGGGCGGGTTGTTCTTATGGGACGAAAAATTGCAAATCGGTTCGGCTCACCGCCTGTCCACGTCCCTGGAACAGTTCAGGGCAATGGTTCAAATGATCGAAGGCAATAACAATTTGGCGAAACAGGTCAAAAAGATTCGCTGGCAACATGGTGGTGAAGAAATTGAAACCATGACGGGCAACCGATTCATTGTTCGTGCGGGCGGGTCGGCTGCCCGTGGTGTTTCCCGACCTTCGACCATTCACCTGGACGAATTGCGCGAAATGACTGACATTGAATCATTCGCGTCGCTTCGATACACCCTCATGGCTGCTCAAAATCCAATGGTCATGGCGTATACCAACGCAGGCGATAGTTCGTCAGTCGTGCTCAACCAATTCCGCGATCGCGCGCTTGCAAGCATTGCTGGGGTACAAGATGACATTGGCTATTTCGAATGGTCAGCACCCACCGACGAAATCAGCGTTGAAAATGCCAGGTATGCCAACCCGTCAATGGGCACACTGATTCACGCGGACAACGTACGAAGCGTTTTGAACGACCCACCTGACGTGGTCATGACTGAAGTGTTGTGCCGTTGGGTTGTGGCGATCAATAGTGCGGTCGACGCTGCTTCGTGGGGTAATTGCCTAGACAAATCGGCAGACCTTGATCTTGACAAACTGACGTGGTTGGCAATCGATCTTTCGCCTGATCGTCGCCATGCTTCATTGGTCGGGGCGCAGAAATTGGGCGGTGAACAGTTCGTCGTGAAGTTATTGCACACCTGGCAAAACGACTTGCAGCTAGATGACAAGGCAATTGCCAACGACCTGGCAGATTACGCCCGAAAGTATCCGACCGAATACGTCCTTTACAGTCGCAAGACCAGTGCAGCCGTTGCCGCACGCCTTGCACCCGCTGGAATCCCGATCTATGACATGGACGCCACGTACCCGCAAGCCTGCGACGAAATGTTGTCGGCAATCAATTCAGGGCGTTTGAAACACCGTGGTCAAAGCCAATTATCCGAAGAAGTTTTGGCAGCGGTTCAATTACGTCGTGGGGACGGCGGCTGGGTTATAGGAAGAAGGGCGTCACAATCGGTCGTTTGCGGTGCAGTGGCAGTTGCTCTCGCCACACACTTCGCGACACGCCCAGAGAATGATCTTGACATCATGGTCGGTTGATCGTATAAGCCTGACACAATTTGGGCATGGGTTTATTCGATCTATTCGTGCCACGCGTCGCCGCTGCCGTTCCAGCTGCGCCCGTGGACGTTGACGCTTCACTTGCGCCTTATTTTACGGAAAATAACAATTTCTATTTTTACGGCATACAAAGTGCCAACCGTGCTGAAGCAATGTCAGTGCCTACCGTGGCGCGTGCATTGTCAATCATTCAAACAATTGCTTCACTTCCAATGCACACACGCAATGAAGCAACAGGTGAGAAGGTAACGCAGCCACGCGTGATCAATCAGCCTGACCCACGAATCCCAGGTTCAACATTTTGGTCATGGATAGTTTCAGATTTGTTTTTCCATAATTCTGCTTATGGCTGGGTTATGGAACGTTATGCGGACACTGGAAAAATCCGCGCAATGGAAAGAATTGCACCTGAGCGCGTTTCAATTACAACAAACGCCAACGGAACAGAAATTGATTCTTACGAGATCGACGGAACACCCGTTGACCCAGCAAATTTGGTTGTTTTCCCAAATACGCAAGAAGGTTTGCTCGCGCGTGCAGGTCGCACAATTAAGGCGGCTGCTGCGCTTGAAAAGGCTTCAATGAATTTTGCCAATGAGCCAATTCCACAAATGGTTTTGAAATCAAACGGCACATCATTACCCGCAGACCGCGTTGCAAAATTGTTGTCATCATGGCGCACCGCACGAAGCAACAAATCAACTGCGTTTTTGAATGCTGACGTAACACTTGAAACAATTGGTTATGACCCAAAGAATTTGCAGCTGAATGAAGCGCGCAATTATGTTTCACTTGAATTGTCACGCGCGTGCGGAATTCCAGCGTATTTCACTGATTCACAACAATCATCATTTACATACGCAAACGCACTTGATAAGCGTCGCGACCTTGTTGATTTTGCGTTTAGAAATTACATGTCAATTATTGAACAACGTTTGTCATTTGCTGATTTTACGCCAGCAGGCAATCGCGTCATGTTTGATCTTGACGATTTCTTGCGTGGCAATCCTTATGAGCGCGCGCAAGTTTATGAAATCTTGAATCGTATCGGCGCAATGTCGATCGAAGAAATACGCGAAGAAGAGGACATGCTGCTATGAAAAAAGTCATCACACCAATTGCGATCACGGCGGCAGATTCAAACAGTCGCACAATCACCGGTCGCATTGTGACATTTGAGGAAACTGGCAACGCTTCAATTGGCAAGGTGCAATTTGCTAAGAATTCAATCGAAGCAACACCAGTTTTATTGAACCTTGAACATGACCGTACACGTCGAATCGGCAAAACACTTTCAATCGAATCAAACGAGCAGGGCATTGACGCAACATTCAAAATTGCTGAAACAACTGCGGGCAATGACGCATTGGTTGAAGCAGCTGAAGGTTTGCGCGATGGATTTAGTGTGGAAGTTTATTTTGACGAATACGAAACACTAAAGGACGGAACAGTCCGCATTTTGAAGGGTGAAATGACTGGCGTTGCATTAACCAGCGAACCCGCAATTCGATCAGCGCGCGTCGCTGAAGTAGCCGCCACCGAAGGCGAAGCAGAGATTTCAGATTCGACGATCGAACCTGAAGCACAACCAACAGAAGGAGAAGACGAAGTGGAAGACACCGTCAAAGACGCTTCAACCGCCGAAACGGTAGAAGCCGCCCAGTCAGTAACCGCAACAGCGAAGCCAGCCGTAGGTGGTTGGACTTCAAAGCCACGCTTAGAGTTCACCGCTGCTAAGTACCTAGAAAACACAGTCCGCGCTTCAATGGGTGACGAGAACGCTCGTCAGTACGTTGCAGCAGCAGATGACACAACAGACAACGCAGGTTTAGTTCCAACACGTCAATTGACTGAGGTTATCAACGGACTTGCAAACACAACACGTTCAAACATTGACGCGATTTCTCGCGGTGTTTTGCCTGACGCTGGAATGTCTTTCGAGATTCCAAAGATCACAACAATGCCAACAGTCGCAGCAACTTCCGAAGCAGGCACACCGTCAGAAACTGACCAGGCTGCTGCATTCGTAACAGTGAACGTTGCAAAGTACGCTGGACAACAGACATTCAGCGTTGAATTGCTTGACCGCACTTCACCATTATTCTTCAACGAATTGTTGACAAACATGGCAGCGGCTTACGCTAAGGCGACAGATACTGCGGTGAACGCAGCATTGATTTCAGGCGCAACTGCTGACGGAACAACAATTTCAACATACCCAACCGCAGCTGAATTGCTTGGTTTCGTTTCCCGCGGTGCTGCTTCAGTTTATGCAGGCACACAAGGATTCGCACGCAACATCATTGCGAACACATCACAGTGGGCAAACCTTATGACACTGAATGATTCAGGTCGTCCAATTTACAACGCTTCCCAGCCTTCAAACGCTGGCGGTGTTGTTCGCCCTGATTCAATCCGCGGAAACGTTGCAGGACTTGACCTATACGTCACCGCAAACACTGCTGCTGGAACAGACACTGACGGTTCAATGCTGATCGTGAACCCAGCGGCATACACATGGTATGAATCACCAACCTACCGACTACGCGCAGACGTAATCGCTTCAGGTCAGGTATCAGTCATGGTGTACGGATACGGCGCAATTGCAACGAAGATCGGTGCAGGCGCGTTCAAGTTCAATAAGGCTTAATCAGCCAATTTAGTCATGCGGCGGGTTCTCCCGATCTCGCCGCAGCCGATCGAAAGGAACGCTCATGCCTAGTATTGTCACCGCCAGTCAATTGCGAACAGTGCTAGGCGTGAGCGTGTCCTTATACAGTGACAGTTATCTTGACGAAATCATCAACACCGCCGAAGCGGTCATTTTGCCAATGCTAGTTTCAAATTCTTCAGCGGTCAACGCTTACAAATTAGAATCAAACGTGGCGTTTTTCTACACACAACGCCCACATCATTTTGTGGCTGGTCAGTCCGTAATCGTGGCAGGTTTGCCAGCACCATTCAGCGCAACGCATACAGTCGTTGACGTTGCAACATACTATTTCACCGCTGCATTGACTTCATCAAATGTCACATTGCGCGAGATCATTCCAACAGGCACTGCAACCCTTTCAGGCTATTCAGCAGCTGAAATCTATGCGTCAAGCGCGCCAATCGAATCAGCAATTTTGGCAGTCAGCGTCGAAGTGTTTCAATCACGCGTTGCCGCAGGTGGACAGATCGAAGGTATCGATTTTGCTTCGACCCCTTATCGTATGGGGAGAAGTTTAACGAATCGCGTCAGTACCCTCTTAATGCCTTACCTGGACGTTGAAACGGTCGTTCAATAAGTGCCAGCCAATGCCATTTCAGATACCCGCGCAGCCTTAGCGAATGCCTTCAGCGCGTTGTCGGCTAACGTGTACGCCAGCGTTCCCGAATCACCAATTCCACCCGCCATTGTGGTCGTACCTGATTCGCCCTACATGGAAGTTGTTTTAATTGGCAAGGCTTCAACAAAGGTCAAAATCAATTTTGCCATTTCTGCAATTGTTGCTTCAAATAGCAACGCAGGTTCATTGGACAACCTGGAAAAACTAATCATAGGAATTCTCGCTGCAATGCCAGCGGGATACGTCGTGGGCGTTATTGAAAAGCCAACCGTGCTTGAAGTGGGTCAATCACCCATGTTGGTTGCTGACATAAACGTTTCGACCTACTACACACAAACGACATAAAAGGAGATAACGTGCCAACAACGATCATCACGGGTCGCGATTTAACACTGACGATCGCGACCGTTAACTACGACGCACAGGCGACCAGTGCGACACTTGCGAATTCACCAACGGTGGAAACGTATCAAACACTTGACGGCAAAGCTTACAAGCACATTGACGATCAGTGGACATTTGACGTTTCAATGCTTGCTGACTGGGGCGCGTCAGGTTCATTGTGCGAAGCACTATGGACGGCTTGTGAATCAGCACCAAACACAACATTGGCAGTTTCATTGACTGCGGTTTCAGGTGCAGTGTTTGCGTTCAACGTCATGCCAGTATTTCCAGCAGTCGGCGGGTCAGCACCTGACGCGCAGACCGTTGACTTATCATTCATTGTGGTGGGCACACCTACTGAAACATTCAGTTAAAATCTAACAATCGGGAGAAAAAATGAAGTTACCAATAACAATTGAATACAACAACGGCGACCAAATCACCTACACGGCGGCACCGCCTGAGTGGGTGAAGTGGGAGAAGCAATCGGGTTTCACCATTGCGCAAGCGCAGGAGAAAATCGGAATTTCAGACCTGATTTTCTTGGCTTATCACGCAATGAAGCGCGAAGCAGCTGGGAAGCCAGTCAAGCCAATCGAAGCATGGACGGAAACAATTTCCGAAGTGATCGTTGGTGAAGCGAACCCAAAAGCCACCCAGTCGGAAGCCTAAGTCGAATCGTTTGGGAAGTAGCCCTGGCAACGGGGCTACCGCCCAGCGAATTTGAAAGTGCCGAAGACATTTTGACGATACTGGAGATTTTGGAAAGGCGGGCAAATGGCAACTGAAGCAATCAGTTATGACAAAGCCGAATTGCGCGCCATTGTCCGATCATTCAAAGCAATGGACGACGAAGCAACCCAGCAAGCCAAAGAAGTCACCAGCGAATTGGCAACGTGGGTTCGTTCAAAGATCATTGACCGCGCAAACACTGGCACGCGCAATCGGGTCGACAACATTGTTGCGGCAGGTTCGAAGGTTTCAAAATCATCAAAAATTGGTGAAATTTCATTTGGTTACGCTGGGCAGAAATTAAGCGGTGGCGGCACGACCCAACAATTGTGGGGCGGTTATGAATTCGGTTCGAACCGATACAAGCAATTTCCAGTGTGGTCAGGTCGTGAAGGTCGCGGGTCGCGCGGTTGGTACATTTACCCAACACTTCGAAGCGTCCAGCCTGACATTGTAAAAAAGTGGGAAGAAGCATTTTCAACAATAGTAAAGAGGTTTGACTAATGGCTGGCAGTCGTACCCTTAAACTTTCCATTCTTGGCGACGTTGACAACTTAAACAAATCGCTGAAAGCGGCGTCAAACGACGTTGACACATTTGGCGACAAAATCGGCAAGGCTGGCTTGGCAATCGGCGCAGCATTTGCCGCTGCCGCTGCTGCTGCTGGTGCATACGCAATCAAAATCGGCGTCGAAGGCGTCAAGGCAGCAATCGAGGACGAGAAGGCACAAACCCAATTAGCCCTTGCTCTTGAAAACGCGACAGGTGCAACGACTGCTCAAATTGCTGCAACTGAAAAATCAATCCTTCAAATGTCATTGGCAACGGGCGTTGCTGACGATCAACTGCGCCCAGCGTTGGGTCGTTTGGTTCGATCAACTGGGGACATAACCCAGGCGCAAGATTTATTGACCACCGCCCTTGACGTTGCAACTGCAACAGGCAAACCGCTTGAAACAGTCGCGAACGCGTTGGGTAAGGCGTACGACGGAAACACTGCGTCACTGGGCAAATTGGGCATTGGACTTTCAGCTGCTGAATTGAAAACAATGTCATTCACCGACGTGCAAGGCAAATTGACCGATCTATTCGGTGGTGCTGCTGCGCGTAATGCTGATACCTACGCGGGACGAATCGCACGAATGCAGGTTGCCTTCGACGAAGCGAAAGAAACAATTGGTTTTGCGTTGTTGCCTATTCTTGAAAAGGTCATCAACTTTATTAATAAAAACGCGTTGCCAGTTATCAACGCATTTTCAGGAGCATTCAGCCTAGACGGTAAAGGCTTGGGCGGTGTCATCACTTCGGTTGGCAATACAATTGTCACGGTTTTCACACCAATCATTGAAGGGTTGTTGTCTGCGTTTAATAAGATCAAGACTGCAATTCAAAACAACAGTGAAGCATTTTCAGCATTTGCAGAAATAATCCAAACCTACGTTGCGCCGGTGGTTGGCACGGTTTTGGGCGGTGCAATTAAGGTGGTTGGCACTGCGGTCAGTGGCGTGATCAATCTAATTGGCAACGTGGCGCAGGCAGTCGTCACCGTTGTCAACGGTGCAATTTCTGCGGTCAATGCCCTAATTTCTGCATACAACAGAATTCCAGTCCTGCCGAACATTCCATTGATACCAACCACCAGCGCACCAACAATCACAATTCCAAAGGTCGGCGGTGGTTCGACTGGAACGACCACAGTTCCAAAAATTACCGCGCCAACCGTAACGGGCGGTTCAACCGCTGGTGGCGGTGGTGGTGGCGGTGGCGTTACTGCTGCGACGACTTCAGCTGCTGCCGCTGCGGTGGCGTCAGGCAACGTTGTGACAGGTTCTTTCGCTGCGGGTCGATTCCGTGAAGCCGAAGCGGCAACCAGCGGCACAACAATCAACCTGACCGTAACTGGTGCATTTGACCGCGAAGGTACTGCCCGCACGATCGTTGAAACCTTGAATGATTCGTTCTACCGTGGCACGGGCGGCGCAGGAAGTCTTCAAATAGCATGACGCAATGGTCACCAATTTGGAAAGTGACAATTGACGGCGTTGAATACACTGACGCCGTTTTGGCTAACCTGACCATTCGCAGCGGTCGAACAAACATTTACGAGCAGGCGCAAGCGGGCTACGTCAACATTCAACTGATCGACGTCAATCAAACCGCAATCCCAGTTCAGATCAATTCGACGATTTCGATTCAGGTGCAAGACACGTCATCAACCTTCGTGCCGATTTTCGGTGGCAGCGTCGTTGACATTGGGCTTGAAGTCCGTGACGTCGGTTCAACCACGTTCACGCAGACTTATTCGATCACCGCATTGGGCGCACTGGCACGTTTGCCAAAGGCGTTGACCAATGGCGTGCTTTCCAAAGATTATGACGGCAACCAAATCTATGACATTTTGGCTGAAGTGTTATTTAACACCTGGGCTGACGTGCCTGGCTCACTTACCTGGGCAACTTACGACCCAACCGTTACGTGGGCAAACGCTGAGAATTCAGGGCTGGGAACAATTGATACCCCTGGCAATTATGAATTGGCAGTTCGAGCGTCAAACCGAACCGACGTTTATTCGCTGGTTTCGGCATTGGCAACGTCGGGGCTGGGATACCTATTTGAAGACGCCCAGGGGCGCATTGGCTACGCCGACAGTACGCACCGCACCCAATACCTAACCGCCAACGGTTACGTCGACCTTACGGCTAATCAGGCACGTGCAGCAGGGCTTCGAATCCAGACCCGTGCAGGCGACGTCCGCAACAACATAACAATCAAATACGACGCAACCAGCAGCAGTGAGCGTTCAGCCAGCGACACCGATTCAATCAATGAATACGGGCAACTTTCCCAAATCATCACGACAACGTTGCACAATGCAGCTGACGCCGAAGATCAGGCAGATTTCTATTTGGCATTGCGTAAGACACCTCAACCAATTTTTTCCGAAATTACATTTGACCTGACAAACCCTGAATTAGACGACGCAGACCGTGACAACCTGATCAACGTTTTCATGGGAATGCCAATTGCGGTCAACGATCTACCGTTGAACATGGGGTCAATCTTCCAAGGCTTCGTCGAGGGCTGGTCATTTCAAGCCGCGTACAACAGACTTTCAGTGACATTGACCGCAACGCCAACTGCCTATTCATTGCAGGCATTGCCGTGGGCAGACATTTCCAACACATTTACCTGGTCGGGCGTGTCGCCCACACTTGACTGGGCACGTGCAACAATTATCACCTAAGAAGGAGAAGACATGGCAAACCCGACTACAAATTTCAACTGGCAAATGCCAACGTCGAGTGACTTGGTCACAGACTTGCCAGCCGATTTTGAAACATTTGGTCAAGCCGTAGACACGACACTGGTTGACCTTAAAGGCGGCACAACTGGTCAAGTGTTGTCTAAGGCTTCAAACACCGACATGGACTTCACATGGATAGAACAAGACGATTCCACCCTTGCTTTCAATGCGCAGACTGGCACGACTTACACCCTGGTTGCAGCTGATGCAGCGAACAAATGGGTTACTACTTCAAACGCTTCAGCCGTCACCGTCACAGTCCCACCTTCAGTTTTCACCGCTGGCAACATAATCAACGTGCAGTCAATTGGCGTTGGCTTAACTTCGTTTGCACAGGGCGCAGGCGTGACAATCACTTCAACAGGGGCAACGGCTTCAGCACCAGTTTTGCGCGCACGTTATTCGGCTTGCACAATTATCTGCACCGCTTCAAATACCTTCACTATTGTGGGCGACTTGGCGTGATTATTCCAGGCGTAATTGCTTCGTCGTATTTCGCTGCGGTTGGTGATTACGAATCAATTGCCACAACTACGGTTGGGGCTGGCGGTGCTTCGTCGATCACATTTTCAAGCATTCCTTCGACTTATCAGCATTTGCAAATTAGATTCATTTCAAAATTGTCTGCTGGTGACGACGTGATCATGCGTTTTAATGGTGACACAGGCAACAATTATTGGAATCACATTTTATACGGTAACGGTTCAAGCGCAATTGCTGGCATTCCATTTGGCGGCGCGTATTCTGCCGTTGCGTTGTATTACACGGGTTCGACTTCATCAATTGCGGGTGGTGTGGTCGACGTGCTGGATTACACGTCTACAAATAAAAACAAAACAGTCAGATTCTTAGGCGGTTATGATGACAATGGCAGCGGTAACATGGATTTGGCTTCTGGTTCATGGTCAGCCACACCAGCGGCAGTCACTTCAATTGTGGTGAAACCCGTTTCCGCTAATTTTTCACAGTATTCGCAAATTGCGTTGTACGGGATAAAGGGTTGAAATGCCAAAAACATACGAGAAAATTGCAACGACAACACTGGGCAGCGCAGCTAGTTCAGTGACCTTTTCTAGCATTTCCGGGGCTTACACCGATTTAATTTTGGTTGCCAATTATCAATGCACAAATGCCGATCAGTTTTTGAATTTGCAGTTCAATTCAGATTCAGGGTCAAATTATTCAAATACGAATTTATTTGGTGACGGTTCATCTGCCACATCAAACCGCACAAGCAACGCAACGGCGGTTCGGGCAGCGTTTTACGGTTCAGCCCAAAGCAATGCAATCGTTCAAATGATGAATTATTCAAATACGACGACAAACAAAACAATTATTTCGAGAGATAACACAAACACATTTGTGGTTTCTCGCGCTAATTCTTGGCGCAGCACTTCAGCCATAAATTCAATTTACATTTTTCCAACAGGGTTCAACATTTCAAGCGGTTCAACTTTTACGCTTTACGGAATAAAGGCTGCATAATGGCGACATACATCAAAATTGCTTCAGTGACTGTGGGTGCTGGCGGTGCTTCCTCAATTGATTTTACTTCAATTCCTAGCACTTATACGGATTTATGCGTCAAATTGTCAGTGAGTGCGGGTAGTTCAAACGCTATGCTTATGTCAATCAATAGTTCGACGGCAAATTTTACTTACAAATTGCTTGAAGGTGACGGTGCAGGGGCTGCGTCTTATAATGGGACAAGCGGGCGAATTGCTTATGCGTTTTCAAGCGCAACAATTTTCAGCAACATTGAAGTTTATTTACCAAATTATGCGGGTTCAAACAACAAATCATTTTCAACTGACGGCGTTTCCGAACAAAATGCAACCACTGCCTACGCCGATCTCACTGCTTCATTGTGGTCAAATACGGCAGCGATCACGGCATTGGGTTTTACATTTTCAGCAGGCAACATTCGTCAATATTCCACCGCTACGCTTTACGGCATTTCCAACGCATAAGGAGAAAAAATGGCAGACATCAAACTGGTCGTCGACTGCTCAACTGGACAGGTTGAGGAAATCGAATTGACCGCTGAAGAAATCGCACAACGCGAAGCGGACGCATTGGCATTCGAGCAGGCGAAAGCAGCTGAAGACCAGGCAAAGGCGGACAAAGAAGCGTCACGTCAGGCAGTCTTGGCAAAACTAGGGTTGACCGCCGAAGAAGCGGCAGCGTTGTTGGCATGACCTACCCGCAAGGCACAAACGCACGTTTGATCGAGGTCGCAGCCGCTGAGGTGGGCACGATCGAAGAAGATG